CTTTCCAACTAACTCTACAGTTAATTCTGCCTCAGTTACTATACGCCCGTTATGTTCAATAGCAAATAACAAAGCATCTTTGTTACTTACGAATGTAAAATCCATATAATTTACATTGGCTGTGGTTTGAAATCTGTCTCCGGGCAATCCAAACATCTCAATCGCACGGGCACAGACTTCATTCCACTTGTACTCGTTGTCGTGTTCACGACTCCAAGGTATACGCACTGTTGATGTCATTCTTCAACTTTCAATTGTTTTCTCAATCGTTTAATTTCGGCCTGCAATCCACGATTCTCATACTCAGCCCAACCCCATTTGTCCTGCATTTCTTTCATCTGCTTGGCAAAGTCACGATCAGCGGGTGTGAGTTCTTCTTCTGGTCGTAGAATAAACTTACCACTCTCCCAGTCAAACCCACTTGTAGCACTTTTAACAGTGACCATGGGAATGGCACCAACGGTGGCATAGGGCAACTTTACGGCAATCATTACCTCATCATCATCTTTGATATGTTCCAGTATTCGTTTGAGATCACTGACTTTCATTCTTCAACTCCGAAATGTTTCTTAATCTGTTTAGACAAATTCTCACCACACGATTTGGTAGCAAGATCCTGTAAAGTAAATTTGCCAGACTCACGAATAACATCTAAATCAAGGTTGGATACATTCTGTTCAATACAAATTTTAGCACATTCCCGAACAATCAACTCGGCGAACTTTTCCTTGTCAAAGACTTCTTCGGACTGAGTAGCAACCGTATTTCCCCAAGTAATATACCGATGAGAAGTTTTAATAGTAGCCTGTTCGACAAGTTTTTCAATTCGTTCGTTCATATCTTTTCTTTGCTTCCGACACCTTGGTCATTTGTTGTTTGGACAGGTCCTCAAAGAATTGAGTATTAGGTCGTTCAATACGGTAAGCAAATTGTCCACCAAAATACACACAACAACTTGAGTCAATGTCGCTTTCTACCACCGTGGTATATGCGGTAGTAATAGCCTGTCCACCAATGCCACCAAAGCCCAGCGCAGTTGAACTCCAGACTTGAGGAAACATGGCCTTGACTGTTAGATTGTATTCGGTGTGGCGTGTTTTTTTAACCACTCGGGCATTTCTATCCGGGTTGTTGAAATCACGGCTTTCGTATTCATATTCAGGAAAGCCCTCGTAAATAGCGTGAGCCATGGCCATGTGTAAATCGTTTACTGCATTATATGATTTCATTCTTCAACTCCGAAATGTTCTTTAATTTCTTCAGTAATCTGCGACCGTGTAGCAAATTGATCGGAACAGTCTCCCACGACCTCGATACATTCCTGAACAATCAACTCGGCGAACTTTTCCAATTCATCTGTATAAAATTGATATACTCCGAGATTTTGTTTATGGGTTGATCCAGCCTGTTCAGCAAGTTCTCTAATTCTTGCGTTGGCTAATGACTTATTGCGAGCCTTAGCGAACTCCTCATACTTTTCTTGTGTGCCTATACTATAACCACCATCACCTGCATGGATATCAGCGCCTGCCTGTATTTTTGGAAAATCAATAGGGTTATTTGTGTTTGAATAGTGTTTACGATTTTCCATTATACGCCTAATCTCTTTTCTTACATCATCGTCTTTCATTCTTTATCCTTTTGCTTTTTTGTCTCTTCTGGTTTCCATGCCCTTGGATCCACAGTTTCACCTGTTAGTTCATAACGGTAGTCTGGATCGTAAACCATATATCCCAACTTGTTCCACTTGATTACTCCATCGTCGAATCGAAAGATACAACCACGACACATACAAAAACTGGCACCATTATCGCTCATCACATTACCATTTACTGTGCCCACATATTTGACCACATTGCCCTGGTGCATTTCTTTAAGTGCTTGGAAGTAATCAATCATTCTTCAACTCCGAAATGTTTCATAATCACAGCATCAGGCAATGAACCAATCTCGCCGCAATCACAGATATATTGTTCTACACGAGTTTGACATTCCTTGACAATCAACTCGGCGAACTTTTCTTCATTGAATACATAAATGTAATGACTTTCACCTTCTCTAGCACCGTAATCATATTTCTTTTCTCTGGACTGTTCGGCAAGTTCTCGAATTCGTTCGTTCATTCTTCAACTCCTGGGAAATCTTGTAAACCCATAGTTTTTCAAAACTTCTCGGGTAACATCAATCTCGGGATCAATGCCTTGTGTTTGATATGCCTTTGTTAGACGACTAAATTCAGCAACTTGGTCTAATGTATCACGCACAATCAACTCGGCGAACTTTTCTTTGCTGAATATCAACTCACCATCGTGTTCAACAAGACTTTGTGCGGCGAACCGTTCTAACATTGGTATCTTTTTCATTCTATATCCTGGTTAAAGTGGTGTGTGCGAATGGTTGTGTCAAGTTCGCCACGATTCAATCTGCTTAACGCATCAATCAGTGCTGGTATGGTTCTGCGGTCAAAGTGAATCTTTACTGGCTCACCTATCCACACACAATCGTGCATTTGAACAGACACCATTAGTCTATCATCACTTACTGTGAGATATGGTGATCCATCCGGTTTTTCAATAATGACTTTCATCGTTCAACTCCGAAATGTTGTTTAATTTCGTCAATACATTGCGAACCACCATTTAACCAAGTGTCAATATAGTTAGGAACAGGATCACTAATAACTTGTTCACAACATCCGATACATTCCCGAACAATCAACTCGGCGAACTTGGGTAAACTGTCATTGTAATTTCCAGCCCAGCCAATGCCTTCATCTTTAATGTATTGAAATCCAGCCTGTTCGGCAAGTTCTCTCATTCTTTTGCTCATGCTAATCTCCCTAAGATATTGCCCAACCACATCATGCCTGCTCCAAGCATAATGGTGCCGACGATTAGTAATTTAATTTCAGTCTCGTTCATCTTCAACTCCGTAAAAATGGTCTTTGATATCTGAATCAACAAGGCCGTTGTTAATCTGAGATAAGCGACCTACATACATACATTCCCGAACAATCAACTCGGCGAACTTTTCACTAAACTGTAATAGGTCTCCGTAAGTCATGGTATCCCAGGTTCGCCGCATTTCGCTATCTAGAGCCTTACCCATTAGTTTTTGAATTTTTTCATTCATACCAAAAGTTACCTTGACAATTTTAAAAATGGTGTATAAGATAGCGGTGTGCCGCTTTCAATGAATAGGTGTATCCAATTCAAATTTGATATTACCTACCTCTACAAAGGTCCTATCCTTCATATCAATCACCATTGGCTTACTAAATTCCTTATACTCATCAGATAGGTGATTGATATAACCAACAGCATTACCTAACCGTTTACCCGGTTTATCCACAAAGGCATATATGAAGTTGGTGGCCGAACCATCGGCCCACTTTGTAGTCTCACGCAGTAAAGTCAAACGCATATTCACCTTCAGTAACAATATTGAAATTTATAAATCGTTTACGATAAATGTTACACAATTCAATATAAACATCATTGGCCGTTGGTCGGCCTGAATTGAGAAACAATGTACCATTATGAAATTCAGCAGTTTCGCCTTCTTTCAATAAATGTCCAATTTGTTGCATTACAGTTTGTTCAAACATAATAAATCCTTTAAAAAATCAACCAACAATAGCATATTCAGCCAAATCTTTCCAGTTTGCACCGGCAGATTTACGAATCTTTGTTACCTGAATCAGTGTACGCAAAGACAACTCTTTCACATTATCGCATAACTCAGCAATAAGGTCCATTGCATCGACCTTGTGTTGTTTGTCATACTCAGGCATAAAGTCTTTTTGGTCAAGCAGGAATCGCATACGTTCAACCTTTTGTTTGGCAGTCATAGACAAGTCAACGGCTAGTGAACGTGAGATAATGGCTTGATCCAATGAAGATGACGACAGGTTAGAGATAAAGACAACACGGCCTTTAAATTCAAACACATTAGGCAATTCTTCATCACGAGTATCGGCACGCCAAGAGATAATACGGCGAGAATATGAATCTAGAGCCGCTTTCAATAGGTTAAGAGATACTGGATCTTTGAGCACCGAATCACAGTCATCAAATACAACAACCGAATTACGATTCTCAAACAAAACACGATATAAACCTTTTGGTGTAGAATAACCTTTAACAACACGGAAAGATTTATCAGGCACAACGGCACCATCAGCCAATTCGTCAAGCACGGACAGATCAGTGAAGCCGGCATCGGTCAAAGCGGCTGATACGGTGTGTGACTTACCGAGACCACCAGGTCCCGATACAACCACGGACGCTTGGTCGCCTTTTGCAAGCATTTGAACCATATCACGGACGAAACCAAAACGCTGGTTAATAGAGAATTTGGACTCAGTGGGTGCAACAACGGCATCAGTTACTTTTAACATACGCTCCAATGCACGGCGATTAGCACGTTTTACAATCTTGCCGTTGATATTAGCCGCATACTTACCGTCAACCATAAAAATACCAGACATTTAAATTCCTTCATCAATCAAAGTAAGAGTCCATTGTAACACGGCCGGCACCTAAGTCAAGGACAATCCGGGACGGTGTTGCTTAAAAACAACAATCAAATTTTCTGACAGGTCCAACCCTTGTGTTGTTTAAATTTGCCTTTGGCTACCATAGTCATACTAGATTGATTTAAGTTTTTTTCTCGACAAAATTGCCTTAAATTAAAAACTCTATATGTGATACCGATAGGATCAGTGATTAACCAATTTTTAGAATTTGCAAATCCAATTTTTTCATTGCGTAAATGGGAATATCTCATTCCTATTTGTCTAGTACTTTGAGCTTTTTTTTGTTCGGCCGTTCTTTTTATGCCTAGATTGAAATGTCCAGAATTATTAGAATATAATGGGGTTACAATATAAGGTTCGGTGTTACTTGGTACATAATCTACATCGAATATGGTAGATAATGCTTGGGACATTGCATCCCATTCCGACTGGGGTATATACATATTAGTGCTGGTCATAATAGTCCTTGATTATTGTTTCGATGGCTAGAGTGTATGGTCCCTGCCAGGACGCGATACACACCTATTTATATTATAATCATTATTATGCAACATTACCAGGACGCATGATATTGGAAGGAACAATCTTCCAGTCGTTTGTCATTCAAAATTTGATTGAGGACGATTTTGGTGCGTTTCAATTCGTCCCAGTAGTATTCATCCACATCGGTCGAACCAAAAAAGAAACCACTTTTTGGTTCCAATAATTCGGAGTCTTTATTATCAATGGCTTCCGAACACAGATTAACCAATTCACTAATTTGTTCGCGGGAAACATAATAATTTCCACAATCGTCTTCACCATCTTGGACATTATTCACAAACCATGCGTGAATCTGGTTTGCTTTACGCCAATATGCCACTTCTAATTCAACATAAATGTGGCCAAATTCATTAGGACCAAAACCCAATGATTCTTTAATCGATGCATTTAGTTTAGTATCTTCTGGTTTAAAACCAAAATCAGAAACATATTTACGTGCCGACAAGTACATATCTAAACCCATGATTATCTCCTTAAACCAAATCAATTTGAATGTTGAAATTAACAGCTTCCATATAGCTATTATAAACTTTAACGGTTCGACCAAAACCAGTTAATTTATTTGAACCAATCTCATGCAATACAACATTAACTGCCGAGGTTTGCGTAGTAAATGGACCAGCCAGNGCATCTTGNACGGTTGTATANAATCCAACACCATTCACAATNGCACGNATNCGNTGGCTATTTTTAAGCCCTTGNANAATTTGCTTGGTTCTCATAGTGTCCTAATCAATCGAATAAGTGGCAATTATAGCACATCTGGACGGTCCGTCAAGGACTTTTGGTATGCTTGTTGTTAATTTACAACACCCATTTTATTGTGACAATGAACCGGCCTTCATGGAAGCCATACTCGTCTTTTGGTATGTCGGCTACTGTTGGATTAAAATCATTGTTGAATGCCTCATGGACATCTCGGCTCAAATCACACAATGATTCCGAATCATACTCTTTATCAAAAATTGTTTTCATGCATAATCTCCGTGTAAACCATAATTAATCTCCATTGTCCATGCGATAGATTCTGCCGCCTCGTGGTCATATGTTTCACGCACAAAATTGGCACAATCTTGGACAATCAACTCGGCTACTTTTTTAGCAATAGTTCTTTCACCAAAAAATCTATTTGGATCCTGTTTATGTAAATCGCAATATGCCTGTTCAATAATTTGTTCAATTCGTTCGTTCATTCTACATTCTTTCCGTATAGTAACTGCATGGCGTCAAAAATGCAATCATCAATTGGGTCATGTTTTTGTATATGATGTGCAGGATTGAAACCAGGATAATCCACATCCACATAACCAGTCACAGACCCATTCAATAGGTCCAATGCGGTACGCACATCACGCCAACGATTAAAGAAAAACACAGGTTCAATGCCTAGTTTTTCTTCAATCGAATCAAGCACCAATTGGTCGAGGTTGCCACGTGCCCACACCCAACATTTGTCGTGCATTGGAAATTGTTTTGACCATTGTCTCATGGCTTCTACACCATCATCAATGATAATATCATCGGCGCTTGGTTTAAATGATTTGTTTTT